TTAGAAGCGTAACCGAAGCCCGGTAGTACAAGCCAACACAGATTCCCCTGTTTGTGTATGTGGTGTACGACAACTTAATGAAAGGGAGTGGCTGCAATGGCCAACCAATACGAATACGAAGACGAAATAGAAGAACAAGATAATGGCCCCGCAGAACTGCGTAAGGCTTTAAGGAAAGCACAAAAAGAACGTGAAGCCATTGAGGCTGAACTGAACAAACTGCGTTCCGATATGCGTTCTCGTTCCGTCAAAGATGTATTGGCCTCAAAAGGTGTATCAGATAAACTAGCGAAACTTATTCCTAGTGATGTGGACACACCTGAACAGATTGATGCTTGGTTAAACGAATACAGTGATGTATTCGGTATTAAACAAGAAGAACCTGTTCAACCGTCTGTAGATGAAGAAACCGTAAGAGATAATCAACGTATCAACAATGTGACTTCAACAGCACAGAACCCTTCAGGTGAGCAAACGCAACACCAAAAGGTTATGTCTGCGAAGACCAAAGATGAACTTGACCAACTTCTTTTCGGTCAATCTCTCGGGCGTTAAACCGCAACTACTATCAACCTTGAAAGAAGGTGAACTAAATTGCCTAATCAATATACAGATACAAGCACCTCGTCCTTAGGAACTTCCTTAGTACAGACCGCTTATGACCGTTATGTTGAATTTGCATTACGTGCTATGCCACTTATCCGCGATGTTGCAGATAAGCGTCCAGCACAACAGGCTATGCCAGGTTCATCTGTCGTATTCCAATTATACACAGATTTGTCTGCCGTAACCGGAACTCTAACCGAAACAACTGACCCAGATTCAGTTGCATTAGGTAACACAAGCAACGTAACCGTAACTCTTAACGAATACGGTAACGCTGCAATTGCAACACGTAAATTAGAACTGTTCTCATTGTCTGATGTTGACCCAGCAATCGCTGACATCATCGCATTCAATATGGCAGATTCTATTGACGGTTTCGCACAAACAGTGCTACGTCAAGGTTCAAACGTAATTTACTCAGGTGGTGGCTCAACAACTACTGGTGTTACCGGTGGTGCTGCTTCACAAATCACCTCAGCAAATATCCGTAAGGCTATTGCTAAATTACGTGCAAACAAAGCCGTTCCACGTGTTGGTGAACTATACTGGGTTGGTATACATCCAGAAGTTTCACACGAAATCCTTGCTGGAAAGCAAGCATTGGCTGAAGCAGTTGCTGAAGAACCACACGTAGTGATTGGTCCTGTGACCGATAAGTTAATGCGTTTCCGTCCAATCGGATGGTACGGCGTTCTTGGATTTGCTCGCTACCGCGAAGCAGCCTTGTATCGCATTGAGTCAACCTCAAGCATCAACAACGCCTAGTTTTAGGCAAAATTGTGACCCCCATCTTCGGGTGGGGGTTACACCTTAAGGAGAACAATGGCATATTATTTCACACCACCTACTGTTGCTGAAGGCCCTGCTGGTATGGGTGCATTGTTTTACCGTTATAAGTTGAATAGGGCTAATAGTATTTTACAAAGAACTGATGGTTCTTATTATAGTATTCGTACACCAAGCGTTGATGAAACACAATCCGCTTTGTACTATTATCCGGGCGGTCACGCCACTTTGATTTCTGATTCTGAACGCACAAGTTTAATTGCTGCCGGTTACGGCGCCTATATTACAGAGGAATAAATGACACCAGGTAGATATAATATGAAAGTGTATCAAGGCTCAACTTTCAGTCTTGCACCACAATGGAAAATTGATGGCACATATGTTGATGTTACTGGTTACACTGCCAATATGGTTGTTCGTAATTCCCCAACTTCTTCCGCATCTATTATTACTTTAAGTAGCAGCAATGGTCGTATCACTGTTGGTACAACTAATGGTAAGTTTACTTTAAGTATTACTGCTGCTGATACTACAGCGTTGGCTGCTGGTCAATATGTTTATGACCTTGAAGTTACTGCCCCTGATTCTACTGTAACTCGTTTACTTGAAGGTGGCTTCACTGTTTATGAAGGGGTAACTTCTTAATGTCAACAGTTTTTTCTACAGCAGTTGTTGAAATTCCGGTTACTACTACTGTTCTTAATGTTGAGTCAACCCAAACTGAAATTGTTGAACTTGGTCTTATAGGTCCTCAAGGTATTACTGGTGCTGTTGGTAGCACTGGTGCTACTGGCGCTACAGGAGTTACTGGACCTACAGGTCCTACCGGTTCTACCGGTGATACTGGTTCTACTGGTCCTACCGGTTCTACAGGTTCTACAGGGGCTACGGGTTCTACCGGTCCAACTGGTGCTGACTCTACTGTTGCTGGCCCAACCGGTCCTACCGGTGCCACAGGAGCCACAGGTGAAACGGACAGGAGCCACAGGTGAAACGGGTGCTACAGGTGTTCAAGGTGTTCAAGGCGTTACTGGTCCTACAGGTTCAATTGGTAATACTGGTGCTACGGGAGCAACTGGGGTTACTGGTAATACGGGTCCTACCGGTCCGCAAGGTGATGTGGGTGCTACTGGTCCGATTGGTGCAACTGGACCGACAGGTGCAACAGGTCAAACTGGAGCAACAGGTTCTACTGGACCTACTGGCCCAACGGGTGAAACAGGTCCGCAAGGCATTCAAGGTGTAACAGGTTCCACAGGTGCGACTGGTCCTACTGGACCACAAGGTATTCAGGGTGTAACTGGGGCAACCGGTGAAACAGGACCTACAGGTCCACAAGGTTCACAAGGTAACACAGGACCAACTGGTCCAACAGGAGCAGATTCAACTGTTCCAGGTCCTACCGGACCAACGGGTGCTACTGGTGAATCTATTACAGGTCCAACAGGACCTACGGGTGTAACAGGCGCAACAGGCGCAACTGGTGCTACTGGTGCTGGTTCTGATGCTTTTCCTGTAGCATTGTTTCTTGGCGGAATGTAACAAAACAACATATTGGGGACGATATGAAACAAATAAAAATCTGTGCATACACGATTGCTTTGAATGAAGAGAAGCACGTGATGCGTTGGCTTGAAGGAACTAAGGACGCTGACCTTAGAGTTGTTGCCGATACTGGTTCAACAGATAAAACTGTTGCATTGTTACAGGCTGCGCCTAATGTTATTGTTCATAAGATAAGTGTTAAACCTTTTAGATTTGATGATGCCCGCAACGCAGCACTTGCTTTGATTCCTGATGATATTGATGTGTGTTTATCTCTTGATATGGATGAAGTACCTGAATCGGATTTCTTTCATACCATTAGACAAACTTGGGAACCTGGCACTGGTCGTGGTTGGGTGTGGTGGTCTACTGGTAATAAGTGGCGTAACAATAACAGGTTACACGCACGTCACGGATATAGGTGGATTAAACCTTGTCACGAAGTAACTTTTCGTTATGCTGAGGGTGAAGAGAAAACCTTAGAGTATGATTTGACAGTATTTCATAAACCTGATGACACAAAAGCAAGAACTTATTATTTACCAATGCTTGAGGCTGCTGTGCACGAAGACCCACGCGATGCACGTATGTGGGCTTATCTGACACGTGAATACTTTTTTCATAAAAAGTGGGACAAAGTTATTGAGACTGCTTTTGCAACATTGAATGCTGGTGGTTGGTATGTTGAACGCTCAGCCGTGTGCAGGGCCGCTGGTCAGGCTTCACAGGAACTTGGTAATAACGAGAATGCTTTGAAATGGTTTCAACGGGCCATTAAAGAAAATCCTACAGAGTTAGAACCTTGGTTTAGTTTTGCACAGTTCTCTTACACTGTTGGTAACTGGCAAGGTTGTTGGGATTCTGCAAGTAAAGTTTTTGAACTTGAACCATCATCACATTATTTGAATGACCAGTCTATTTGGGATTGGCGTTGCTACGATTTGTTATCTGTGTCTGGTTGGCAACTTGGTAAAAAAGATGAGTCTTTAAAGTACGCAAAGATGGCTGTTGAGGCTAACCCAAAGGACGGGCGCTTACAAGATAACTTGAAGTGGTTGGAGGAAAACTATGTCTCTTCATCAGTTGAGAACGCATCCTGAGTTTGTTGAAGGATGTTTTGGTTGCAAGGCCGCAACGTTAGAGTTGCATCCTGGTGATGCTGCACATATGCGTGAGGTCCCTAAACGTAAATGGGATGCTGAGTTGAACGCTTATGCTGATGCAAGAAGACAAGGTATTCAACCTGCTGGAACAAGTATGAAGGCAGTGAAGGATGCTGTTACTGCTAGTGAAAATCTTGGTAAACCTTACAATGGGGAGAAGATGGCCCCGGCGCACAGGCTTGCTAATAAAAAGGTAGCGAAGGCTATGAACAAGATGGGAATATAATATGTGTTACGAATGTGGATGCTATGGTGCTGTTAACCCTTACGGTGTTGGTGGTTCCGCTGTGAACAAACCTGCTAAGGCAACTGATAAAACTCCTGCCCGCAGACCTCAACCTAAGTTTGTTGAAGTTGGGGAATACAAGAACGAACCGAAAGGTAAATAATGCCGTACAGTAAATATTCTAAGAAACAAAAAGGTTTGGCTGCTATTGCTGAACCACGTAAGAAGATTACTGGTGCTGATTTGAAGAAGGCTAAGAAAATGTCCAGTATGAAGAAGATGGGTAAAGTTAAGTAATATGGCTAAATCTGCTGCTGGCTAAATCTGCTGCTTGGCAACGTAAAGAAGGCAAGAACCCTAAAGGTGGGTTGAATGCTAAAGGTCGTGCTAGTGCTAAAGCACAAGGTATGAATCTTAAACCTCCTGTCAAGGCAGCAGAGGCTAAGAAATCACCAAAGGCTGCTGGTAGACGTAAGTCTTTCTGTGGTCGTATGTGTGGTATGAAGTCTAAGTTGACTTCCGCTAAAACTGCAAGGGACCCTAATTCACGTATCAACAAATCGTTGAGGGCGTGGGATTGTAGTTGCAAATGAAAAAGAAAGAATTTTGGGATAAGAAGAATCCTAATAAAACTTCTAAGAAGTTAACACCTGAACAAATTAAAAGTGCTAAGGCTCGTGCTAAGGCTGCAGGAAGAAAATATCCAAATTTAGTTGATAATGCTGCTGTTGCGAGAAAGAAGAAATAATGACTTATGGTTTTGCTGGCTCAACGCTAGTTGATGAATTGAATCGTCTTGCTAATGGTGGGGCATCTTATCCTAATCGTGATGTGTACCAAGAAGCAGCAGGTGCTGCTAATAAGTGGGCTGGCACAACCGGGTTAGATTTACTTGGTGCTTTAAATAAGAAAGCACAAGCGGGTCGTAGTGCTGCTGATTATAAAGGTTTGAATGCTGTATGTAATGAACTTGCGGGAACTACTGGCCTTGAGGCCATTCCTGCTCTAAGAGAGGTTGCTTCCTAATGCCATCATTTTCTGATTTGGTTGACGATACACTTATTGCCCTATCTGGGTATACTCAACGTCAAGACCAAGCAACCTATTTAACTGCTGCTATGACCGATTCACAAACAACACTGGTTGTTGCTGATGCTTCAACACTTTCACGTGGTTTGATTGAAGTTGGGGATGAACTAATGTGGGTTGATTCTTTTGACCGTGCAACTTCCACTGCTACTCTTGCACCTTATGGTCGTGGGTTTCGTTCCACACAAAAAGCACCACATAACATTGGTGACAGAGTAACTATCTCACCTTCTTTCCCTAAAGATATTATTCGTAAACAATTGAACAACTCTGTGTCTGGTGTATTCCCTGACATTTTTGGTGTGTATTACACAACTTTTAGTTTTATCTCAAGCCAGAACACTTATGAACTACCAAGTGAGGCTGATGAGATTTTGCAAGTGATGTGGCAAACAACTGGTCCTACACAAGAATGGTTGCCTGTCAGACAATATTCTATAAATAAAAACGCCTATGTTGGTACTTTTAATACTGGTAAAACTATTTCAGTATATGATGGTATTGTTCCAGGTCGCACTGTTCACGTGGTTTATTCACGTCAACCACAAGAGATGCTTCTTGCATCTGATGATTTTGAAGATGTAACTTTGTTACCAAGTTATGCTAAAGAACCTGTTGTTTTAGGAGCCGCGTATCGTATGGCTTCATTTATGGATGTTGGTCGTTTACCTTCACAAGCAGCAGAAGTGGACCAAATTGACCAACAATCTCCGGTTGGTTCCGGTGGAACTGTTACAAGAGCATTGTTCCAGTTATATCAGCAAAGACTTTCTGTTGCTTCTAAAAGACAACAAGAAGATTTCCCAATTCGTATAAGGTATGGAAGGTAGTCAATGCCAGTTAATCGTTATTATTCGTCTACAGCGGTAGACACTACTTTGACAGGTAGCATTAATGCTTCTGCCACAAGTATCACTGTTGCTTCAGTTTCAGGGTTCCCAACATCATACCCTTACACTCTTGCTCTTGACTATGACAATGCTTCTGAGGAACTTGTTAACGTCACAGCAGCATCAGGTACAACTCTTACTATTGTGCGTGCACAAGATGGCACTACTGGTGTTTCTCACGATGCTGGTGCTGCTGTTAAGCACGTTATCTCTGGTCGCGATTTACGTGAACCACAAGAACACATTGCTGCATCAAGTGGTGTTCACGGTGTTACTGGTTCTGTGGTTGGCACAACTGATACACAAACTCTTACTAATAAAACTTTAACTACACCAACTATTGCATCGTTTGCTAATGCTGCACATACTCACGCTGATTCTGCAGGTGGTGGACCTTTGAGTGTTTCTTTGAACACACAAACTGGTACAGCGTACACAACTGTTTTAGCGGATGCTAACAAACTGTTAACCTTAGACAGCACAGGTATTACTGTGACTATTCCTGCTGCTTCAGGTGTGGCTTATCCTACAGGTTCTCAGATTCATTTGTACCAATCAGGTACAGGTCAGGTAACTATTGTTGGTGATACAGGTGTGACTGTTAATTCTTCTAATGGTTTGAAAACACGTGCCCAGTATTCTGTTACAACTGTTATTAAAGTTGGCGTAAATTCTTGGGTTTTGATTGGAGATACACAAATATAATGGCAACCGTATATAAGGTCCTTGGACAGTCAGCACCAAGTGCTACAACTGCAACAACACTTTACACTGTACCATCTTTAACTGACACTATTGTTTCAACAATTAACGTTGCTAACACTGGTGCTAACCAGGACACGATTCGTATAGCGATTCGCCCTGCTGGTGCAACTTTGGCTAACCAACATTATATTGCTTTCGGTGTTCCGTTGGCTTCTGGTGCTGTGTTAACTTTTACTATTGGTGCAACATTGGATACTACTGATGTTGTTACTGTTTATTCAACTACTGGAACTTCTTCCTTTAGTGCGTTCGGAAGCGAGATAAGTTAATGGCTGTAACGATTATTGGTGGGGCAGCATCTGCTTCTTCCCTTTTAACAACTAATGCACAGACTGGTACCACATATACTTTGGTGTTGACTGATGCTAATAATACTATGGTTGAGTTAAGTAACACTTCTGCTATTACTGTTACTGTGCCTCTTAATTCTTCTGTTGCGTTTCCTGTTGGTTCACAGATTAACTTGTTGCAAACTAACACTGGTCAGGTTACTGTGGCTGGTGCTGGTGGTGTGACTGTTAATGGGACTCCTGGTTTGAAGTTTCGTGCTCAGTGGTCTGGGGCTTCTTTGATTAAGCGTTCTACTGATGGTTGGGTTCTTGTTGGGGATGTGAGTGCCTGATGCCTATTTTTGGTATTACTGCTTCTTCTAATATGTCAATTAAGTTGACTGATTTTTATCAGATTGCTACTACTACTGTTGGTTCTACTGCTGTGGCAAACGTAGAGTTTACTTCTATTCCTGCTGATTATTGCTTTTATCTGTGATATTTTAGATTATAAAGATACTAATAAATTTAAAACTACTCGTTCTATTCTTGGTTACGATGCTAATGGTTCTGGAAGTGTTCGTATGTGGTCTGGTAACTGGCGCAATACTAACGCTATTACAAGTATTAAATTATATGCTGATAGTGGTAATTTAAGTCAGTATTCTTCTTTTGCTTTATACGGAATTAAGGGGTAATAAATATGGCTGCAACGTACACACCAATAGCATCAATAACACTAGGGGCAAATGCAACTACAGTTACTTTTACTTCTATCCCAAGCACATACACAGACCTTGTTTTTGTGATAAATGCTAAAAATGATACTACAACAAACTCTGAAATAAGATTTAACTCTGATTCAGGTTCAAACTATTCTGTAACTGCTTTATACGGTAATGGTTCTTCTGCTACTTCTACACGTGAAACTAACACAGCACAAGCATCAATAGATTGGAATGCTTACATAACAACTGGAGATTTTGCTTATTCTAATGTTATTAATATTATGAATTATAGCAATACAACAACATATAAAACTTTTTTAGCAAGAGCAAACAGTGCTGCTAATGGTGTTGATTTAATTGCTGGTTTATGGCGTTCAACTGCTGCAATAAATTCATTAACTATTTTAACTACTACTGGTACACGTAATTTTGCTTCTGGTTCAACTTTTAATCTCTACGGTATTTTAGGAGCGAATGCATAATGGCTAATACTTTTAAAAAGATTCAAACTGTTACTGTTGGTTCAGGTGGTTCTGCAACAATAGATTTCACTTCAATTCCACAAACATATACAGACTTAAAACTGGTTATGAGTTTGCGTTCAACAAGAGCAACTTATGTTGATGATGATTTTTATATAAATATAAATGGTTTATCAACTAATCAAACAACAAGATATTTGCAAGGTTCTGGTTCTAGTGCAGCAAGTTCAACAAATACTCGTTGGGGTGCTTTAATCCCTGCTGATGGTGCAGCAACAGCATCAGTATTTGGTAACGCAGAACTATATATCCCTAATTACACTTCTAGTAATAATAAATCATCAAGCATAGATGCTGTTCACGAAAATAATGGAACAACAGCGTATCAAAGACTTCACGCCAATCTTTGGTCACAAACTACTGCAATAACACAATTAACAATTGTTTGTGCGGCAGGTAACTTTGTTCAATATTCTACTGCTACTTTGTACGGTGTATCAAACGCAAACACAACTACAGGTGGAAGCGGTAAAGCAACAGGTGGTAATGAGGTTTACACTGATGGTACTTACTGGTATCACGTGTTTAAGAGTGATGGAACATTTACTCCTGCTACTGCTTTGAATGTTGATTATCTTGTTGTCGCTGGAGGTGGCGGAGTACGTAGTTACCAATCTGGTGGTGGTGGTGCTGGTGGTGTTCGTTGCACAGTTGGTGCTACAGGCGGTGGAGGTTCACTTGAATCTGCTCTTGCTGTAACTGCTCAAGCATATTCAATTACTGTGGGTGCAGGTGGTGCTGGTGCTACTGGAGCAGGAACAACAGCAAAAGGAAATCAAGGTTCTAATTCAATATTTTCAACTATAACTTCTACTGGTGGTGGTGGTAGCGGTTCTGGTGGTGGAGCAGATACTGCAGGAACAAGCGGTGGTTCAGGTGGTGGTAGTGGATACTTTAATGGTTCGCAACCAACCGTAGCGGCAGGTACTACAAACCAAGGTTATGCAGGTGGTCAAGGTAACAATAACACTTCTAACAGACTAGGTGGCGGCGGTGGTGGTGCTGGTGGTGTTGGTGGTAATGCTTCAACTAGCGTTTCTGGTGCTGGCGGTGCAGGAATAACAACAACTATTTCTGGTACATCAACATCTTACGCTGGTGGTGGTTCTGGTGGTGGAGCAGTAGGTAGTGCTGGTTCAGTTTCTGCTGGTGGTGGTACTGGTTCTGTATCATTTAATGCAACACAAAGTAAAGGTAGTGATGGAACTACAAACACTGGCGGTGGCGGTGGTGGTTCACCTGACTATTCTAGTACTGCATCAACTCAAGCAAGTGGTGGTTCAGGTATCGTTATTATTAGATATGCAGCGTAGGAGAATATGATGGCACATTGGGCTAAAATAGAAAACGGAATCGTAACACAAGTTAATGTTGTTGAAGACGATTTTCTTCAAGCAAACCCTGACAGATACACAGGTCTTTGGGTTAAAACTTCATACAACACACGTGGTGGTATTCACCAATTAGGTGGTACACCTTTAAGAAAAAACTATGCAGGTATTGGATATGTTTACGATGAGGTTCGTGATGCTTTTTATGAACCACAACCATATCCATCTTGGACATTAGATGAAGATACTTGTCAATGGTATCCTCCAACCCCATACCCAACAGATGGTAAACATTATATGTGGGATGAAGAACAACTAAACTGGAAAGAGACACCAAATGGCAACTAAAATTGTAGTCAACTGTTTCACAGGTGCAGTAGAAGAAATACAACTAACAGCACAAGAACTCG